CTTCCAAGAGCACCACGATCACGGCTTCTCATACAACTGTACAGTGTCTCTTGTTGCTTATGTAAATGATGATTACGATGGTGGAGAACTAAACTTTAGATTACAAGGTTTAACTGTTAAGCCAGAGGCTGGAGATTTGTTTATCTTCCCATCAACATTCATGTATCCTCACCGTGCAATGCCAGTACATTCAGGAACAAAATATTCTATTGTAACTATGCTTGATTACAATAAAAAGTTTCACACTCCAGAAATGTATGTTGCGGATAAAGACTAATGTTTAATATTTCAGTTGAAAAAACTCCAGGATGTCTTTTTGAAATATCTCCAATGTCCATTAAAAGAGACTGGATGGATGACACTTCTGAAAACCATGCTTACAGATGTTTTCCAGTAACTCAGGCAAACGTTGTTGGATATAGTTTATCATGCATAGAGGATATTGAATTTGAGTGGGACGGAATAAATGATCAAACTCCTGACCACGTTAAAATTTTTAATCCAGAAAGAGCGTATTCTGGAAGAGGACAATCATCTATAAGTATGGACACAGGCTTAATATTTAGGACAGATCAGGATGTTAGTATTCTTGCTATTAATCCAGTTAACTATTTTAGTGATGAATTTGAAACAATGTCCTATGTAGTTAGCACATCATTTTATGACAATCCTTTCCCTTTAGCATTAAAAGCAAGGCTTGCAAATAAAAAAATAACAATTAAGGCTGGAACACCAGTTGCAACGATTATTCCAATATCTTTGACACAGTTAAACAATACAGTTATTACAATAGTTGACTATAAGGATGAAGATAGAAAAAGAGTAGAGGCAAATATTTCTTATGGTGAAGCAGCCCAAGTTTTAAACTCCACTGGAGAATGGACAGACTGGTACAGAAATGCTGTTAATGAAAAGCAAGAGTCTTTAGGATCTCACGAAGTAAAGGCTTTAAAACTTAGCGTAGAAGACCAAACAAGTCAAGGCAAATAATGAGCGAATTAAACCACATACACTTTGACATAGTTAATGACTACGTTAAACACTCTAAAGAAGGTAAGATTGGTCATTACATGATAACTGTTTCAAGAGATGGAGAGTCTCCTGTAAGATCTATCATATCCTTTGATAATCTAGAGCAGGCCTTAGAGGGTTACGAAATGTATCAAGATGCTGGTTTTGCAAAAGACTACCTCACAGTTTCTATGTATGAGCCATCTGGGAAAATCAATACAAAAGTTTTAAAAAGAAATCATGCTGGAGATCCATCTTTTGTTAGGCAAAACTATATAGACACTGTTGACGCTCTACACAAAGTTAAAGATAAGTTAGACAAAGAAGATTATGAAGACCTATGCATTAAGATTGTGACCTCATTTGCAAAAGACAATTGGAGATTTAATGCAGAAAGATTCTTAAAACAACTAGAGATAGAGAGGACATTGTAGGTCAAAACCCTATGATATAATTCAATTATGGACAAAATAAATGCTTCTGTTGTAATTAGAAAGCCGTCACTGACACCTTCTGGTTGGTTTGGCAATGGAAAAGATATGATTGTTGAGTTAGAGAACTTTATGACTCAAGAAGAAATGGATTTTTTAGAAAAGGCTGCAAAGTCTTTAACAATTTGGGATGTAACTCAAAGCCATGTTAACGAAAACGGAACAGTAGTTTATGACTCTGAATACTGGAAAGACCGAGTAGCAACTAGTCCAACTTTAGATAAAAATGATCCAACAATTGCACCAGTAATTGCAGGACTGTTTCAAAGGCTTAAGCCGATAGTTGAAGAGTTCTATAAGGTAAAGGTTACCCCTACTGGCACAACTATCGTTAGATGGCTCCCAGGCCAGTTTCAGAACCCTCATGCAGACAAGGAACTACACGAAGGACCAGATGCTGGACTTCCAAACGACTTCCCAAACTATGATCTTTCAAGCCTGTTCTATTTAAATGAAGACTATGAAGGTGGGGAGTTATATTTTCCACTACAAGATGTAAAGTTTAAGCCTAAAAAAGGAGCAGCGTATTTTTTCCCAGGGGATATGAATTATGTTCATGGAGTAACAGAGATTAAAAGCGGTATTAGATACACCTGCCCATTCTTCTGGGAAATTACAGAGCACACAGGAGATAGAAAGCCATGACAGAAAAATTCCTAGAACATGTTGAACTTTATCCAAAAATATTTGTATACAAGAATCTATTTAAAGATATTTCAAAAACACTTGAGATTTTAAAAGATGAAAGTGAAGATGCAATATTTAGTCCTTGGACTAAGTGGTCCCACTTTGGCGAATATATGAATCCGCTATTCAAAGATTATCCACACACTATGAGTATTGAAGAAATTAGGAAGATAAAAACAAAGACAGAAAAAGAAGAAGCACAAAAAGTTGCAGTGCTAGAAGTCTTTGAAAACTTTCATTTAGCCACACAAGATTACATACTTAAGAATAATGTTGATTTTGATAAAGAAAAAATCTTAGTAAATCGTGAAGGAGAATCTTTTAATCAGTGGACAACTAATGGCCCAGCAATAGCAAGATATAAAACAGATATAGAAGACCCATTAGCAATGGCCTATCACTCTGATTTTATTAGAGAGCCAATTGTCAGCCCAGGATATAAGTTTGGAATTACTGCTTTAACATACTTTAATGATGATTATACTGGTGGAGAGATTGACTTTATTGTTGATGGAGAAGCCTATATGTATAAGCCAGAAGCAGGAGACTACTTGATATTTCCTTCTGGTCATCCAGACATACTAACAAAAGAAGGTCAAGTATATCTTCATGGAGTCATGCCAGCCAAAGGAGAAAAGAAGTATATCTCCAGAATGTACTGGATGAAGTATGAGATTGGTGATGATGAGTGGTTTGAAAAAGAGGCTGAGTTTGGAAAAGATGTTTGGAAAGAAATGCAGCCAGATATTATGCAAAAGTTTAGAGATGCCCATCCTAATAAAATGAATGCCGATAAAGAAAAGAGAATAAAATGAACCTAGAAAACAAGAAAAGAATTACAAAAGATATTGTAGTTTATGAAAACTTTATTGACGAAGAAACTTGTCAAAAAATGATAGAAGCGTTAGACGCTCAGGCAAACAACGGAAAAATCTCTTGGATGCCTATATCATTCTATGAGTCATATTCCTCTGTTCTTCCACAAGATAATGATCAGGAAGTCCTGGATGCTGGATTAGAGCCAACAATCTTTTCAGATATTGAAAGCAAGATGCCAGAAGCAATTGCCTCAGTGCATGATTTAGATCCAAAAATAATTTCTAAGATTGGTTACCACACACAAAAGTGGGAACCTGGAGCATATGCAAGAATTCATTCAGATAATACTGACGAGAAAGGAAACTCTGGGGCATTTACAAGAAGTAGGTATGCAGGATTTCTTTATCTAAACGATAACTTTGAAGGTGGACTATTAAGGTTTCCAGATCAGAATATTGAGATTCAGCCAAAGGTTGGAATGCTTGCAGTGTTTGACGGCGGATTTAACAACATGCATGAAGTCTCGCTTATTACAAGCGGAGTGAGATATACTATTGGATCATTCTGGGATGACAGAGAAGAGTCAGACTATCCGCAAGAACTAAGAGATGCTTGGGCTGCAGAAATGAAAGAGACTAGAGCCAAGCAAGAAATCGAAAGAGCCGAATGGCAAGAACTTTTAAAAGAAGGTTGGAAGTTAGATGCTAATGGAAATAAGTATAAGGTGGAGGACCTATAAATGGAAGTCTTTTTAAAAAAAGAGTTTGATGATGCAGGATATAACACCGAAGTATTTCACGATGGCGTTTTATTTATTAACGACTTTTTAAAAGACAATGAGTTAGATACGTTGCTAGACATAATCAAGATAACGCCCAATGAAGACTGGTCAATCGAGTATACAAAGAATCTTGCTAGATTTTGTATGGAAAAGTTTGGACGAGATGATGTTGACAACCTAGTTGCTGAAGGTAAGTTTGAAATAACTCAAGGTTGGGAAGATAAAAACCTAGACATCACAGATAAAGAGATTAGCAGAACTCTTCAGTTAAGACTTGGAAAACTTCTAACCTTAGCAGATCCATCTCTAGAACTTGCTGGATTTGGAACACTCCAGAGAATGCAGGCTGGAGTTGAGTTAAAGTCTCACACAGACCAACACACAGACCCATCGATTAAATATGCTGCTATACTGTATATCAACGATGACTATAAGGATGGAACTCTATTCTTTAAGAATAAAGAAAATTCAGACTTAAGGCCAAAGCCAGGAACATTACTTCTTTTCCCAGGAAATGAAGAATATGAACACGGAGTTCGTTTTGTAACAGAAGGACCAATTCGTTATGTTACAGTAGGCTTTATAAAAATTACAGGTTTTTATGAAGAGAATAAATTTTAAGGAGATATAAAATGGACAGAGAAATACTTGAAGAAAAGGTTTACTACTACACAAA